TGCTACTATTCGCGTTCACCCTATTGTTATGTCTATGCTTAACTATAGCGATAACACCTTTTACCTTAGAAGTGTTGTTCTTCCGAGTTTTGAGCACTTATCAGATTCTTGTAGGAGTTTGCTGCGCCATCTTAGTATGTGTGCAGACCACTATGGGGACCTCATCCGCGTCACTCTGGGACCACATTTCTCCCTTATTGTTTTACTCATCAACTTTGCTAGTATCAGCTTTCCATATGATAGCTGGTTTGTGGAGTTGGTTGAGATTATTGACATCTTGTATCTGGCTAACCTCTTATGGTCTGGTCATGAAGATGAGCTTGTTGATATTTAACTTCCCTCTTTTTGTCTTGGAGGTGTGCTTCTTCTTTGAACAAGTACGATTGTATGTTCTTAGCATCCCTTCAATCATTTACCAATATTACGATTCATTCTGTATGTACCTAGATTACATATGGTCATTGTGGTATTGTGAACCCCCTCAAACCCTGTTTTTCATATTCAGGTTCCCACAAACGAGATATTGTGAACTGAAAAATCATCTGTTAGATGTACCCGCTGTTTATTCAAATCTGGATTTGTCCATACTATTTTTCCTTACTATTGTAGCGATATTGATTATACTATTGCTGTCAGGAATTAGTGTGCGTACACGAATTCAGGAGCTGGTTTTGCGTTTTCTCCTACCTCTATCATCTTCGCCCGATCTCCCTTGCGAGGTTGTTCGAATGACTTTTAATGATCAAGTGATCACTCCTATTAAACCAGCTGAAGGACACTCACATGGTGCCGCTGCTGCAGACCGTTCCTCAGGGACGGCGTTTATTAATCAACTTGCCCTTAATTTAGGGTTAACTACTTATATGGTTCAACGTTCACGTTCAGATGAACGCAAGGGACTAAGTGGTAGTAGAGTTGCTTTTTGGAGTAAAGATCTGACCGTTGAATCCGTTGACTATGATTTGCCTGAGCATTCAATGCCCGCCATGGTTGATGTTGATATGTATGTTGATATGCCTTCCTTTTTATGTGATAACTTTGGCACACCCATAGTTCTCTATACATTCCAACCCGAGCAAGTTGCTCGCATTGCTTCTAATTATAGCTTTACCTTTGATGAAAATAATGTAGTCAACTATAAAGTTACTGGCGGTGCTTGCTATAAACATGCAGTTTGGAACTATAGTCACGATAACGTTTTAGTTACTAAAACGTTTTTCGGTATCCCATATAAGGTCGCCGCTTATTTAATAGACCGACGATCTACGTCATCTGACCATGAGTTAATTTTACTCTCACCTATCCGTATTTGGTCTGGATTCTTTTCCTGGCTAGTCCCTTTTTTCCTCTCAGGCAGTTCTCTTTCTCGCCTCGTTGTTGCTCATGGCTCCTTTTTAAGATTGATTAATTCGTCAAAGAAAGGTCTTATGATTTCGACGGGCCGTTGCTCAGAGTATGTCCAAGCGACCATTCCGGTTGATGTTGATGAATCAATGGCGATAATAGCCCGAACCTCAAAATATGATTTCACGAACTCTCAAGCGATGTCTTGGCTAGATGGCGACCGTATAGGTGGAGCTATAATGCAGGACTATCACCGTTCGAAAACCCTAACTAAACCTGACGTAATTTGCCCCGTCGAAGAATCGATTCGACGTTACCAATTCAACCCTACTACTTATGACCCAGCTAACAAGAGTCTTCTCGTATCATTTATGTCCCCAATTCTTTCAGATTGTTGGGTTCCTGATCGAGGAATTGAGTCTGAAAAGCAAGCCGCTTTAGAGCGTGTCACTAAGGTACAACCTCCATTATTACACATTAGCCCTTTTTTGATGCAATGTATTCAGGAGTATGCAACCTTTCTGATCCCTGATCGCTTAGCTAACACACTTAATCCGACTGACAATGATGAGTTAAAGGATCGCCAAAATCGACCTAGCCAAAGAATGATCCTTGATCAATCTGATGGCATGTGTGCAGATTTTATACGCTATGTGGCTTCGTTCTTAAAGAAGGAGTCATATGGGGACTGTGCCAAAGCGCCACGCCTCATATCAACCATAAATGGTGTTGACAAAGCTGCGTACTCCTTATTCATTTATGTTTTTGCTGAGCAGTGTCTCAAGACCCAAAAGTGGTATGCATTTGGTAAGACTCCTCTGGAAATATCCGAGAGAGTTGTGGAGGTGTGTGTTGGAGCTCAAGCTTCAATAACCAACTCAGATTTCAGTAAGTTCGACGGCCATGGATCTAATGTCATGCGTGTTTTAGAGAGAATTTGTTTGTTGCGAGCGTTCCGTCATGAACATCATCCTAAGCTGATTGAGCTACATCGCTCACAGTATGGTCTCAAAGCCTTCACTACTGAAGGTGTTTCCTATGAAACTGGGTACTCAAGACTCTCAGGATCTCCGGAAACCGCAAGTTTTAATGGGGTCACAAATTCCTTCACATCTTACCTAGAAGGGCGTTTAGCCGGGCACTCACCTGTGTCCGCTTGGGAACACCTTGGTATATATGGAGGAGATGATGGAGTTACTTCTGACGTGAGTCCAGCAGCTTATAAGAGAGCTGCGGCGTTGATAGGACAAGTTGTTGAGGCTGAAGCTATCCTTAAAAATTGTTTTGGAGTCAAGTTTTTGGCTCGAACCTATTCCCCTTTAGTTTGGTTAGGTGATCTCAACTCTTGTTGTGACCTTCCCAGACAGTTAACTAAGATTCATGTTACAGTAAGTCTTAAACCGAGCGTTACACCTGTAATGAAGTTGATCGAGAAGAGTCGTGCATACATACTCACTGATGAGTTTACGCCAATTCTTGGTCCATTTGTTCGCCGTGTTATGTTTCTTCATGTTACACCCGTAGAGGCCCATGTTGACACAGAAGCAATGAGAATTTGGGGTTCAATGTACCCGAAGGACGAGCAATACAGGAATGAACCTGCAGCTTGGATGGATGACTACGTTTCCAAAGTATTACCTGATGCCAGAGTTAAACCTTTTTTAGATTGGTTAGACACCACAACGAGGTTGGAAGATCTTCTTAATCCTCCACTTTTACAAGAACCTAAGCCTGCC